CAACACTAGCTGCTGGAGGATTAACAGTTTGTAAAGCTCTGCCAAGATAAACTGCATACATTACATCTCCAGATGCTGTTGCACTTGATAGCGTCAGATTTGTACCACTAGCTGTGTATGCTTTGCCTGATCCAGGTTGTTGAACTACCCCATTAATAACAAGTCTAATATCATTCTCATTAGCTACTGCATGAGATAAAGTATAGTTAGCTGTAGCCGAAACTGTAAAAGTTTCAGTTAAAAAACTAGCATAATTTTCTGCTGGAGTATTTCCTATAAACATTAATTAATCCTATGTAATTTCCATTATAGAAAGAGTACCTGATAATTTATCAGCTACCGAACAATCTATTTTTAATTCGTCTGTTGCTTCCATTACAACTTTACCACCAGATAAAAGCTCTAATGAACTTCCAGCTGGAATAGATACATCTTTAACTAAAAATGATGTGCCATTTGCAGTATTATTAGCCACAGCTCGGTTTGCTGTATCACTAACTAATTCTACTTCAACTGTAACAGCAGTTGTATGAATATTAGTTAGGATCAAACCAAGAATAACTGTAGTAGTACTTCCAGCAGTAGTATACATTTTGTATGGAGTACCTGCCGATGCTGGTTCTGCCGCAAAAGTTACAACTTTAAAAGTATTTGCCATTTATTTTTTCTCCTATTAATTAACCTAAAGCTATTGCCAAGGCTGTTGGATCATCTCCAGTATTGGTTATTGTTATAGTTTCATTACTTCCATCGTTCGTTTCTGCTAGAGAGATGCCAGATCCAGCAGTAAATTTTGAAAGTAAGAAATTTGGTGTAGAATCATTTGATGATACTGAAACTTTTATATCTGTGTTAGTAGTAATTGCTGCCCAAGAACTACCATTATAATAATTTAATGAATTAGCACTTGTGTCATAGTATAAATCACCTTCATCTAATGAACTACCAGGTGCTGAACTTGCTACTCTATATCTTTCTGCAAAACTATTAACTCCTGAAATATTATCAGCAACAGTTGTTATGTTAGCTTTTATTCCTTCAATAGCATTTAAGTCAGATACAAAATCTGAAGTTGCTAATTGATTAAGATCAGAAACAATGTCAGATGTTGCTAAAGTATTTAAGTCAGAAACAATGTCTGAAGTTGCTAGTGTATTCATGTCAGCAATTACATCAGATGTTGCTAGTAATGCCATGTCAGCTATTACATCTGCATTTGCAAGTAAAGCCATATCAGCCACACAATCTGTTGTTCCTAATAATCCCATATCAGTAACTACTGCAGAAGTACCAAGTAATCCCATTGCTGTAACATTTCCTGAAGTACCAAGATGCCCCATTGCTGTTACGTTTGCAGAAGTTGCAAGTAAATCCATATCAGTCACAATTGCTGACGTACCAAGTATTGCTAAATCTGCTACAGCATCTGCTGTACCTAATCTACCTATTTCAGTTGCTTTAGCTGCTACTGCACCAATATCTGTTGCATCTCCAGCTACTGCTGTAATATTAGAAGCAATATTTTCTACTGCTTGAATATCACTACTTATAGCAGATAAAGCTGTTATATCACTTGCGATTCCAGCAACAGTTGCCACATCAGTTATTGATTGTGAAAATTCTAAAGCTGTTCCACCTGAGTTAACTGATAATATTTTATTAGCTACAAGGTTTGGTAATGTAAGATTATAAGTGTTTGAAGTTGTTGCTGCAGCTTTAGGAGAGAATTTTAAATCTCTTTCTACTTGCTGAATCATAGCAATAACTTTATCTAATTCTGTATTTAACGAGTCAATTTGAAATGCACCTGAAGTTGGAAAGTCTGTTGATCTAGCTACTGCTAAATCTCTATAAATTGTAATAATATCATTAAGGGTAGCCCCTCCCCCTAGAGTAATTGATCCACCACCAGAAACTCCTGCTCCAGTTACCGAATATTGTGAAGCCGATGACGGTGAAGCATTATAAGATAATAATGTTGTACCATTATATACTTTAATGTCAGCAGTAGTAAAAAATTCAAATGGTACAGAAAAACTTGTCTGTGCACTTGTTGCTGTATATTGAACCCTAGGTTCTGTATCAGATATAGTAATAGCCATTATTTAAATCTTAATCCTTGTTCCAAATTGTCAAATAAACTGTCTGTGTACCATACATTCTGCAAAGGAATTAACCTACGCACATTTTTGGCTGTGTGGTGATTATATTTATTACCTGCAACATCAAATAAAATATCAGCTATATTATAAAGTTGACCTCCAGTTGGGCCACCTAATGTTCCTGCTTTCCATCTCATAGAAGATCCATAAGGTTTTGACTCTCCTAACATTGGGCTAATACCAATTCTGTTATCTGTTAAAGTTTCTATTGCTTTGTTTATATCTGTATAAATTCCACCTAATCCAGATCTATCAAAAGCATTAAGAAGTTTTTGTGTTAATGATAATTTTGAATAATCTCTTTGAAATCTAGTTTTATGATACATTCCATCAATAATCATTCCTGAACCCATAAGCATCATAGATCCAAATAAGAAATCCATATCTCGTTCTTGCATACCTCTTAACAACATTCTTTGTTGTGCACCCATAGCAAATTTTTTAAACTGAGAAAAAACAGAACCATACTCTGTACTCATCCATTTAGGAGTATCTCCTAAACCTGGTGTAACAATTGCAATATTAATATCTTTATTAAGAGCATCTCTAAAAGCATCTCTTGCTAAATCATCTGTCCATTCGGCAGTATTAGCCATATGATTATGTTTTGTTTTAGTACCATGTTCATCAAATTGTTTAGCTATTCTTTTAGCCATTTGTTCATCAATACCTGAAGATGCTAATGCAGTTTTCCATTTATCTGTTAAACCACCTTTACCCCAAGCAATTGAATCTTCTAAAATTCTAGAACCAATAGTTACTGATGCTAAAGATTTTGCAAATTCTGTCCATCTAGACATCATGTTAATATACATAAAATTGAAATGAGCAGCTTTACCCATTCCTTTTTCTATTTTATTTGCTACACCAAACATATCTCCAATATCACCCATTAATGCAGCTCTCATACCTGTTTGCATATCCCATGCTTCTCCAGCAGATTGAGCTTCTTTTTTTCCTAATTTAAATAAATTTCCATCACCAAGAAAATCTCCAAGTAAATCAAATTGAGTTCTAAATCCTCTTTTAACTCCAGAAGTCATTACTATTCTAGCTGCATCTGGAATGGCTGCCATAAACCCTGTAAGCATAGTTAATGTATTATAATGCTTCATAGTTCTTAAAGCAGTTGAATGCCAAGCATGAGGATCCGAAGGTAAACCATAAGTTCCCCTTACTAATTCTATTCCTGCTTCTAAATCTGATAAAACTTGATCTCGTTCTTTAATAATTTTAACTCTTGCAGCACCTTTTTTTCCTACAAGTTTCATGGCATATTCATTTGCTACAGTTAATAATCCAGGTTCTGTCATTGAATCTGCTTCTGATATATATTTATAACCTTTACCATTAGGATCACCAAATTTTCTAGTAAGAAGAATATCTGGTATCATTTGTCTTGAATAAGATTTACCTAATTGAAATATATCACCCATAATAAAACCTTCTTCTAATAGTTCTATTTGGGCTTGTGCATCTAGATTTAATGTTCTAGCTCTTAATGATCTTGCATATCTATCTTTGTTAAAAATAAATCTTTTATGAGCTAAAAATTCATCTAATTCTTTAATACCACCTTTGCCATATACTTCCCATTCTTCTAACCATTTTTTCCAAGGTGTTTTTTCAAATCGTTTAAATGGAAAATAATTAGATAAATCATCTACTAATTCATTTAATGCTTTATTGTTCATTGTAATTTTTTGACGTAGATTATTATTCATTATAATTTCTCTAAATCGTGGTTGATTAGATTTAATCGCATCTTTTAAATACATTCTGTTTAAATAATTATCTACTTTAGAGCCTGATTTTATTCTTCCTAGCAATTCTGAAAGATCTTTAATAAAACTTTCTATTTCACTTACTGAATATGTTGTTGTTTTTTTATCTGAGGGATTGGTAAAACTTGCAGTACCTTCACCTTTTTTTCTTATTCTTTTTAAGGTTTCATTCCATAAAGCTAATTCTTTTTCAACAGGCATTGATCTAATTCCAAGTTCATCAATATCTTTAAATAATTTATCATAAACTTTATCACCATATATTCTTGCTGATGCATCTACTTCTGGTATGTCATGTTTTTTTAATATTCTAGCTTTTGACACTTCTCTAGAAAACTCATCTAATGATAACCTGTTAGGAGTTAACTTGTTGTGCAAAGCCATACCAATTCTTGTTTTAGGTACTGCATTTTCTCCTTGTACTCTTGATATATATTCTAAATATTTATTTTGTACTTCCATTTGAGCTACAATCTC